CGGCATCGCCTGCGCAGCGCAAGTGGTACCAGCGCGGCGTGACCGAGGCGCTGCGCGAAAACATCGAGGGAATGCCGGACATCGTGTCGCAGCCTAATGTTCTGCGCGCCGTAGCGGGCAGCCCCGCCGCGCGCGCGAAGCTTGAGGCGGCCACGCCGGAAAGGAGGCGGGAGGCCCTACAGGGTCGCATAGCCGCCGAGAGAACCGCAGCGCAGACCAATGCATTCCTGCGAGGCAACTCGCAGACCGCTGAAAAGTTGGCAGAGGCGACAGACACGGCGGTCGATACGATGGCTGATGTCGCTACTAGCGGAGTTCTTCAGAATTTGGTGCGCGGGGTTAAGTCTGCATATGACAGGGTGATTTCTGGCGTGAACGAAAACACGCGCGCCGAGATTGCCAGGCAGTTGACCAACTTCGACAACCCGGCGGCGCAGCGCGAGTTTTTGAACAGGCTGGCGCGCCTCAAGGCAAAGGGAGATCTTAGGGCGCAAGATGTGGCCGCTACATCCAGATCTATGGCTGCTGGAACGCAGGCCGCCGGTCCCGGCTTGTTAAGCCCAGAGGATTAAGGCTAAACTCGCCGCACCTCAAAAGGGAGGCGATATATCGTGCCACCTCGTCGTGACCGCCACGCCCGGCTGCAGATCCCGCGTCGGTTCCAGCTGCACGGCCACGAGGTCACGGTGCGGATCATCCCGCGCACCCGGTGGCCGCACTCGATGGATACCGTCGGGATGTACGACCCGACCCGTCACCGCATCGACCTGCGGGGCGATCTGGGCGACACCGAGCTCCAGCAGGCCTTCTGCCACGAGTGGACGCATGCCCTGCTCTGCGAAATGAACCACCCGCTCAATCACGACGAAATTTTCGTGGACAACCTGGCGTCCTTGTTGCACCAGTCCAGCACTACATTTTCCACGACCACAAAATGACCCCCAGGCGGCACCTAATCATCCCCGACGCCCAGATTAGGCCGGGCGCCAACACAGAGCACGTCGACTGGGCGGCGCGAGCAATCGTCGAGTACCAGCCGGATGTCATCGTCTGCATCGGCGACTGGTGGGACTTCCCGTCGCTAAACTCGCACAACGAACCCGGCTCCGAGGAGCTCGAGGGCACCCGGTACCAGGAGGATGTCGAGGCCGGCAACGAGGCATTTCGGCGCCTGTGCGCGCCCATGCAGGCCGAGATTGACCGGCGCATCCGGGGCAAGCGCAAGTACTGGACGCCGCGCAAGGTGTTCGTGCCCGGCAACCACGAAGCCCGCGCCGACCGTGTGGCAAAGCGCGAGCCGAAGTGGCAGGGCACCATCGGCTCGCACAACTGCCAGACGCTCGACTGGGAGCGCCCGAAGTTCCTCGAGATTGTCGAAATCGACGGCATCAAGTATTGCCACTACTTCCCTAACCCGTTCTCGGGGCGCCCCATCGGCGGCACCATCACGAGCCGCCTCGGGCATATCGGCTCGAGCTTCGTGCAGGGCCACCAGCAGGGGTTCCTGTACGGCAGCAAGCAGTACCCCGACCATGTGAAGCACGGCCTGGTCTGCGGCCGCTTCTACATCGACCACGAGGGCTACCGCCCGGACGATGTGCAGCGGTCGGAGTGGTCTGGCATCGTGGTGCTCAACGAGGTGCGCAGCGGAACCTACGACCTGATGCCGTTGTCTATGGACTATTTGCGCCGCAAGTTCGGCTGACCGCCGCGCGGCCTATGCTAGCGCTCCCTCGGGTCCACGCCGGCCAGCATCGAGGAGTACCAGAGCATCTTCTTGGCGTCCTGCTCCACGGAATCCTTCAGCCCCAGTCGCCAGTTGTACTTCGCCACCTGCCCGCGTAAGTACCCGCGAAACTCCGTCGGCGAGAGCTGCGCCTCGATGGCGTCGATGCACTCAATCTCGCCGGCCCTGTAGTGGGCCGGGTTAATGGGGTCGCTCATGTCATCACCTCCACAAGAAGCGCGCAGAACAGCAGGATGCCGATCGCCGCGATGATTGCGTCGCGCAGCAGCCGAAAGAAGGCGTCAAAGTCAGGCGGTCGTTCCATCACCATCCTCCACGGCATCCTCGAGGCGCCCGAGGATCTCGTCAAACTCCTGATCGGAGAGCTGCGCCTTGCCGGCGAGCGCACACCAAACAGGGTCCATGCGGCGCAGTGCGTCGCGGACTTCGGTCAGTAGTTCAAGGTGGGTCATTTGCTCCCCCTCGCACGGATGACGTAAGCGGCATCCCACGCATGGTTGTCACTGTCTCGGTTTCCAACTTCTTCACACACTTTTGCACACGCCTCCCGCTCGGCCTCAACCGCTCGGGCGATGGCGTCCGGCTCCGGTGGTGCGGCGTAGAGCGGCGTAATCGAATCATCGCCAGCCGGTGGAGTTTCGTACTCTATCTGCTCACATTCCCCTTCGCTGTTCACATACATCCACGCCACAGGCTCCGGCTTCTGCTCCGGCTCCGCAAGCGCGGCGTCAAGGGCTACGAGGGCTTCCTCCGTGTTCTGCTTGCAGGTTTGAAGTGCGGATTCTGGCCATGCCCACAGCCCGTGATTCGCCCAACCGCTAAGCGCACTTCGCGCTTGCTCGGCAGCGCGGTGCAGGGTGATGTTGTCGCTCACGACAGCACCAACCGCAGCCAAGCCGCAACGAACGCCGGCAGCGTCCACGCGCACCAGACCGCGATGATCGGCTTAAGCCAGCGCGAAGGCTTGCCATAAGGAAGATTGTTCTGTTTGCGCCAATTATTCAGATTTTCTTCTTCCTCTGTAACAAACCACGCGCTGCTGAGCAACACCAAGCCGATACCCCACAGGAACCACGCTCCGCCCACGGTCATGCCGCTCACGGCTTCACCTGCTTCGGTCCCGCACACTCGCCCGCCCACATCCGGGCGCAGCGGCCATCCACCATGCAGTCGGGGTAGCCGCAGCCGGCACGCTGCCCGCGCAGCCGCTCTAGCTCGGCGCCGTACTCGGCGCAGCGCTCCATCAGTTCCTTACACTTCGCCCGGTACTCGGACTCCGAGTGCGCGCGCGCGAGCCATTCCCTGTCCCAGTCGTCGAGTTCGATGGTCACTCTGAATCCTCCGCGCTGTGCCACTCATTCTGCCGGCGCAGGAATTTCGGCCACTCCAGCGCCGTCGTGAACGACCGATCCTCGATGAGCACATGGTTCGTCGGCTGCGCCGTAAACCGGCCGTTCTCCAGCTGAATGAAATAAAACTCCTTGCTCTGCTCTGGGGCTGCGCTGAAGGCATCCCCGACCGGGGCCAAGGTGAAGAGGTACATCCCGCGGCGCTCCGACTTGTCTTGGAGGCGCGCGCGGCAGTTCATGCTCTGCAGGAACGGGTATTCGATGGCCGAGAATTGGTACCCGTAGCAGTCCCAGGTCGCGGCCTGCGCCGGCGTCCACGGCTCGTCGACGTCATTGCGAGACGCGAGCTGGTGCAGCGGTACATTGCGGTACACCGCGCCGCACTCGAGCAGCACATGGCACCCGAAGGCGCGCCCGGGGAAGCTCGTGAGCCCAAACCAGACCGCCCGCAGCCAGCCGTGGTCGCCGATCGCGTTGGGCTCGACCCAGACATATTGATGGGTGGGCAGCGGGCCGGCGTGTGTGTGTAGCGTCATAAGGTACCGGCTGTCTGGACGGGGCCGGGCTCCGAAGTGGGTATCGCCAGACTCGAGGGTGGATCAGGCCGCTCTCTTCTTGAGCCTCTCGTTCAAGTCGTGCAGCGCCCGCAGGTGCAGGAACGCCGGCCAGGCATCATCGTCCAGGGACGGATAGAAGTGGTGACCAAAGTCGCCGTTCTCCTTGCTGAACCGCAGCAGGTGGTACCCGCCGTCGATCTTGCTGCCGGTGGTCTCCTCGTAGGCTTTCGCGTAGGCCGCCAGCTGGCACAGCATCTCCGGCCAGACCGAGTTCGAGGTCTTGAAGTCCCCGAGCACGAGCTTGCCGTCGAGCTTGCCAATGAAGTCGAGCGTGCCACCGTACCGGTGCGCTTCGGATATCACCTTCACCTCGCAGTCGATGATTTCGAGCTGCGTGCCCTTGCACCAGAACTCGAAGGCGCTATAGGCCGACGATGCGCGCGCGCGGAACGACACCGGGTCGGTGACGGTCTCGGCGGCGATGCTCTTCTCGAGCACCTCCACCGGGCTACCGCCCTTCACCCAGGCCTCGCACATGGCGTGCACGCAGGTGCCGATGGCGAGGATGTCGTTGCCCTCGTAAAGACCGTTCGGTGCGTCCCTGCCCTGCCCCTCCAGCAGCCCGTGCTCGCGGCCCTGCTTATACGCCCAGTTGATGAGCGCGCCGGGGTCCTTAATCTTGAGGACCGTGGTCACCGACGGGATCTTCTTCCCGTCGGCTGCCTTATAACCCTGTCTCGGTGTAGGCACGGTCAGAACGCCAGGTCGTCGTCGGCGAAGTCCGACGCCAGCGCGGCAGGCGCGGCGGCAGGCTTCGGGGCCGCCTTCGGCGCGTCCACGATTCGGGCGGCGATCTTGTCCTGCATCCAGCCGGGCAGCTTGTCGAAGAGGGCGCCGTTCGGCTCGTCGGTCGAGTACACCAGCGCCTCGCCCTCCATCACCGGAGCCGGTATCGCCTTCGGCAGCGGCATGATGGACGTGAGGTTTGCGTATGTCCGGTCGCCCTTCACGCTGTGCGTGATGTTGATGAACGCCGGCTTGCCGCAGATCTTCGAGAGGTCGAACTTCTTGAGTTCCTCCGGCGTGAACGCCCGGCCGCGCCACGAGGTCAGCAGCGCGTAGAGCGTGGACTTCTCGTTGAGCGAGAGGCCGACGGTGCGCGAGATGACCGCCGGCAGGCTCTTGGTCTCGCCGTCCTTCGTGATCTCGACCCGGATCTCCGGTATCTGGAACCGCAGCACCACCGTGCGCTTCGGCGCAAACTGGCCGCCGGGTGACGGCTGGACGCCAAGGTCCACGACCATGTCGCAGACCGCTGCATACGCACCCGCCTCGATGGGCTTGCGGGGCTCGAAACTGCCGCCCGAGGCGGCGCTGACAAACAAGCTCATTACTTCTCTCCTTCTTGGGTTGTTGAATCTACTCTTCGGATTTCGACCACGCCGTCGCGGCCTGTAAAAATTGAAAGGCCGGAAAACTTGAGCGCCTGCGCCAACTCGCCGACGCTGACGCCGCAGAGTCGCGCGCGGGTCGGGGCGGTGACGCTCGCGGCGTCTACTCGCAGACCCATCGTGCGCTCCAAGCTCTTGTAGAAGTTGTCGACGGGGGCGCTCATACGAACCACCGCGAATACTTGTCCGGCTGCACGACGCGCGCGCGGATGGTCGGGTGCGGCAGCCGCTCGCGGCGGTCGCGCAGGCACGGCCACGGCGCGGGGCGCGCGTACATGAAGAGCGCCAAGACGCCGAAGAAAATCAGCGCCAGAAGCCCGACGGCTGCGCAGAAAGCGGTCTCGAGGGGAGTCATGCGGCCACCTTGCCGGTGGCGAGAGTCTTGGCATAGGCGATAGCCGCGTCGCGCATGTGGTGCGGGTAAATGCGCACGGCGATTACGGCGTCAGCGTCGAGGTCGCGGAAGATCACGCGGTACTTGCCGTGATACTTACCCTCGAGCACCATCTCAACCTCGGCAGAGACCATCGTCTCGTGATTGACTTCTAAGTGTTCCATGTTCGTCTCCTTCTATCACTTCCGGTCGGCAACATCGCCGCCCGTGGAAAGGATAGTCGCACAGCAGAAAACGGATTACAACCCCCCGGTGTAAAATATTTTCATCCCCCCTTCCGCGCCCTATACCGAAGGTTGTACC